TCATTGTGGCATGGGACTGTGATGTCGGGCTGCATGTAGCGCCGTAAACAAGCTTGATCTCGTAACCATAGTCAAGACCAGCCACATCATTGCCTTTCATGGTTCTGTATGACAGTCCGAATCCCTTACGATTCTGCTGTCCAACGCTTACACCGGCAACGACTTCAGGATGACCGTCGCAGTCATTCCACTCATCCGGATAGGTGTATGCTTTAATATTGCCGCCGTACTCCTCTGTACCTCTGAGATTAGCGTATACGTTGTTGTTAGCAAACTGCTTATTAGCGTCTGCACCGGACGGATTCTCGTCAATACCGGTAAGACCATTCCAAGCGACACCATTCGTATAAGTGCCGTTTTCATCGAGAGGATAGAGAACGCCTCTATCACAACCCATTTCATAAATTTTCTCTCCAACGGGGTCCCACTGAAGCGCGAAGTTTTCAGGCATAGATTTCTTCCTCCATTAATAATAGATCATATAAACATAGTGATTTAAATTCTGAGACGCGTAAGATCGACTGAATCTGCAGAATTTGAAAGTCTTTTCAAACTCTTTCGATAAGTCAACATCCGGGTCCTTGGTCATAAAAGTTACCTGATAGCCTTTACCAGTAAAATATGCATGATTGTTCGCGTGTTGAGCATTAACATCGTTCAATTCATAAGTAATGGCTGGATAACTCATTCTAATAGACTCAGGCGGTTGGAAATATACATCCTTTGCCTTTCCGCCGCCATGTTCTACTAATAACTGCTGTAAAGTAGAGTGGAGATCTAAACGGTTCCCAATCATACGTATAGACCTCCAATCGTTAATATTAGTCTGGGATACTGGACTTCAACACCAGTCACCTTCCATTTTGAATTCATGTACGTCACGTACCGAATGTGGGAAAAGTTCTCATAAGCAAATGGATCGGAAACGATGCTAATGGTATTGGTGCTGATAGTAATGTCGTCGTTAACGTGAGAATTACCTTGCCAAGACGATGAATACTTCAACGCATCTCCAAAATATTCCCTTTCAACTATATTATCTATCCATACGCCTGGGGACTCTTCCGTTCTAATACAATAGCCCACGTTTCCGAACCATTTAGCCATAAATTACCTTCCTTACTGTGCTCTAGTGTAAGCGATCGCGGAGAACGGCTTCGTAAGAGCGCCACAGAAACGAGCTTCTGCCAGATACTTCATCTGGTTGTAATCGATATCAAACGCGTCCATGAATGTGACCTCGCCACCATCATCTGTACCGACTGTGTAATCGGACATGTTGACTTCGAGGCCAATAAAGCCTGTCGGAACGATCTCATCCGGAATCGGAACGATAGAATCAATTCTCATAGTCTCAGCAAGCTTACGAGCACTGTCATAAAGCTTGCGTCCGATACCGTCCTCAAGAAGGAGCATATCAGTGAGAAGGGACTCAGTTGTGAACAGGAGCGGCTGACCGGAGCCACGATACTCAGAACGAGCTTTAATAACAGAATTAATGAATGTCTTAGCGAAGTCTTCGCCGTTAACTGCGGTGACCTGCTTCTTGATAGTGAAGAGATCATCGTCTGTGTAGATCGGTCTAATGCAATCTTCTTTTACGTGATCCTCACTATCCTTCGGTCTACCATCTGAGAAGAGGATGCATCTAGCAGATTCCTCCTCAAGCATCATACGCATCTCGCCTTTGAGCCAGCCAACGATGTTGAAAGATCTGAGGTCTATCTTATCGTCGCGATCCAGCTTCTGTTTCTTATAGATGGTTGTCGGAGTTGTGGAACGCTTGAGCAGTGTGAAGACTTCTTCTTTCTTACGGTTACCCTTCATGTAACCACGAGCTCTGGCTTCATCAGCAGTGATGTTAGCGAAGAGACTCTTGATCCTGCCGAACGGGGTATGCTTGACGCCGTCAATAACCTTACGCACCCACTCAGTCTTACGCTTGATGAACTGCGGTGTGTCGTCAAGGTTATGAGCTTCCGGGAACAGGTAGTCAAGGTTCTCAACGCCATAGCCATACTCCTCAGCATGTGCAAGGAAGGAATCCTGGAAAGATCCATAGCGCTTCATATCCCTCATAACATCCTCTTCGAAAGCCATAAGCTCCTCGTCGGAATGCATAAGGTAATCGTCGTCGTAATCTTCAAATACGTTATGCTTCATGAAAGTTTCTCCATAGTAATCGCCGTGTTCTACATCATCATCGTCATCATCGTAGTACTCATCGTCATCATCGTAGTACTCATCGTCATCATCGTAGTACTCATCATCGTCGTACTCAGCTTCATCAAGAGCATCTTCATACTCATTGATCGCGTCTTCGTAATCATCAATGATATCTTCGTACGCATCTGCAGTCTCGTCAGATGCAATATCTGCTGCCTGGTTAACCAGTGCGTCTACCAGCTCTCTCTGGTCATCGTCTAAAGACTCGTAAACCTCTTCGTAATCCATATCGTCTCCTTCTTCATAATCATAATCTGCAGAATGTACCAAAAATGGTTCGCCGGTACATGTTTTAATGAAGCATTCATCGGCGTATCCGTCTTCTCCATGAGAAAGTGACGGAAACTCGATGTAGGCTCCAGGGTTTGCTGGCGATAAAACCAAACTCAGTTCGCGAATAACACCATGAAGAACGTTACCATCCTGCTGTTTAAGATTATTCGCGTAAATTGAAAGTGCGGTAATATCACCGTGTTCTACCAAAGTTTTGCATCTCTGCCCATCTTCGGTATCGTTAAATGAACCATAGGCATACACGCCTTCTTTTCGGTTCTCAAGAAGAGCATGACCTAGGACGTTCTCAGGAAAGTTATGCTGATGCTGGTAAACCAGCGGCACAGTCATCCCATCGCAATCTTTAAATGCATCGCGACGAATCGTTCGACCGTCACTGCACTTAAGATCGTTTCGAGTAGCCCATCCGGAGAAGTCCCAGTTACTGGTTCTTCTGTCACGTCTTACTGTCATTTTGAATTTCTCCTTCATTTAAGGTCTGACTTGGGCTCTTCAGCGACAAGTGCCCCGGGAGCATCCGGGTCGTCCTCTGGAGCTTCTCCTTCGCCAGGCTTATTGTCCTTATTAGGATTGATGTTCGGGTTGTTAAGTTCATCAGAACGTTTGTTCTTGTCGGGCTTGTAACCAAGAGCCTGTCTAGCCTCGTTCGAGCTGATTACCTCAGCCTGTTTCAAGCTACCAGCAACTTCTGCCAGGGTCTTAAGCGGAATCAATCTAAACTGGTCTCTAAAGAACAAAAGCGCCTGTCTCTGAGTTCTGGCAGTCTTAGTTAAAAACTTCCGATTCATCTCATCGACAAACGCTGCTAGAATTGGTTCTAGTGTTCGATTGTAATAGTTAAGCATGGTTTCTTCGTTAGCATTGCCTTCGAAGATGTCCTTGGTCATACCTAACTGACCATACAGAAGATTCTGTAAATACTCAATCTGACTAAGTAAGTTGTTCTCAAGAGCCTTGTTTAACTGGGTAATATGCTCTGTACCGTCGGTGTATGCTATTCCGTATTTGGACTGAGTTAACTGAGCTTCAATTTCAGCTCGTCTGTTTTCGGCCTGTTTACGTCTAGCTTCGGTCTTAACAACATACGGAAGTCCAATGATGATGTTGAGTTTTCCGGAACTAGTTTGTTCGTCAACAATATCCAGCATCTGGAGTTTCCTGATTAAGCGCTGTAAAGTGGAATTATACTCATTCATTACTGCGTATAACGGATTCTCCACGATTGCTACCAATCGTTTCGGAAGAACTAAATATTCCTTCTTGCCCTTTCGCTCATTGTAAATCCATACTTTTACCCACTGGGGATACCATTCGACAATCTTAGCAGTTCGCATTGTCTGAATATCGAAAGCTCCCGTGAAAGGATCGACTGTTGTATCTGTAGGAACAAGAGCAACGACCCCTTCATCAAGCATTGACATAACGGCATCCTGCCTAAAAGCTCTACCTGTTTGGTCCAGATTAGCCTCGACATTTAAACATTCATGTAAACCAGAATCTATGGTGTCAATATAACGACCTTCTTCATCCTTGCGAGCATGCTTGATTACAATCTGAGCAGCATCTATGGCTATTCGATTGTAAATAGACGCTACGATGGACCGTTCGTTACCTCTAGTAAGCCTTGGTCTATCTGGTCTTAATGAATGTGCTGTTCCGAGTGATTGGGTATGCGTCGGGTCTCGACCCATAAACGCGTTCCAACCGGATTTGATTCTATCAAGTAATCCCATTTTGAATTATTTCCTTCGTTTAGACGATCCACTCCTTGACTTGGAGGATTTTCCACTAGAGGATTTACGATTCTTAACTGCCGTATACCCCCTACCAATTCCATAGCCAGCGGCCACAAGCCCGGCACCTCTCACCGCCTTGTTTCTAGCAGCGCTCTGAATTCCTCTCTGAGCCTTACCGAGACCCGTAAGCGTTCCATTAATAGCGGTTCTTACGGGCTTACTGCCCCTGGCTCTACTAGCAGCTCCTCTAAGCGCGTCACCCGCATCACTAAGTCTTCTATTAGCTCCAGCCCTTAAGTTATAAGCTCTGGATTTAGGATTCTTCAGACTGAGATTTCGGCTCTGGAATGTTCTAGCTTTCTGACCAACAGTGTCTCTAGCTGATCTAAGTGCGTCACCCGCA